TGAGACATTGCACCCAAGCCAGATAGAGGCGCACCAGTTGCTTGACCGAATTGCTGCTTTTGCAAGTCGAGTAGCTTTTGCTGCAAGCTGCGCTGGAATGCTGCTTGCTGACCAATCTGCTGCTGAACGCCCATGCCTTGCCCAAATAGCTGCTGACCAAGCGCACCAAGACCTGCCGCGCCTGCTTGCTGGATGCCTGCGCCAGATAGCGCTGCTTGTTGATTTGCAAGTGCCGCTTGCTGCTGCAAGTTAGCCTGTTGGAGCGCGCGTTGCTGCTGCTGGCCAATGTCGTATTGAGCCGCGCCAAGAGCCTGCTGGTATGCTTTTTCACGCTGCTGCGCTGCAAAGTCGCCAGCCATTCGACCATATTCGCCCATCGTCACACCTTCAGCAACGCCTTGGCGAGAGCCACCAAATGCGCCTGCCGCGCTTGCTTGCGCACCAAGTCTGTTCATGGCCTGCTCACGCTGGCGCGCAATGTCCGCCTGACCGCGCTCAATAACCTGCTGCGTATATGGCGACATATATTGCCCCATATCTGCCCCAGCTAAAGTCCCGACCTGACCTATTTGCGCAGCTTGTGCAGTGGGCGCTTGAAATCCTGCCAAACCACCGTAAGTCTGACCCGCTTGCGTTTGATAGCCTTGCGCCTGCTTAAATACGTTAGGGCCAGATGGCTGCACCATTGCTGGCGCTGCTGGCTGTGGAGCAGGGGCAGGGGCTGGCTGGCCAAATGTGCGGATTTCGCTAAGCGGGCGCAACGTGCCTGTATCGTCGTAGCCCATGCCAGCGGGTGGCCTTGGTAACCCCGTTAGAGGCATTGTTGTTTGCTGGTTTGATGATGAACCCATTATGAGCCTCCTAATCCTTTTGCGGCCCTATGCCGAAGCTAAAATCGCCTATGTCTATAGAGTAACCTGCATTACTTTTCCCAAGTGGATCAAAACCGCCAGAAACGTAACCACCGTCAAAAGCTGGTGGGCCATAATCAAATCCTTCAGGGCCACCAACCACGCCCCACGGCGTTGGGCTGGGCGCAGTCGTGGTTGGATTTGGATTGTAATTAGGGTTCGCAGCACCAGTAATAGGGTCAAACCGACCTAGATTTGCGAAGAACTCATACTGATCTGGGCGTGTTTCTTTCAAGCGCTCAAGCGCTGCAAAGTAAGCTGGGGCAGTTGTGTATCCAGTTACGCCGCCAGATGTCATCGTATCTACACCAGACATATCCATTGCAGCAGGTGCTGCTAAGCCAAATGCCGATGCCATGCCGCCTACGTTCTGCGCCATAGCTTGCTCGTATGGGTTTATTGCCGCAACCTCTGGACCAAAGTATGGCAGGTAGCCCATCTCTTTGATTTTTTTAGCCTCTTCAACAGCTAACTTACCAGCTTCCTCCATGTAGGCTGGTATTTTGTTTTCTGTGACGCTTTTACTGCCCATGTCAGAACTCCAAATGCATTGTTATGGAGTGAGGCTTCCAGCCTATTTTCTCCAAAGGTTTTTGCCATCCAAAACGACCATCAAATGTGGCAAATGAACAGCCTTGCAGTTTTGCCCATTCTTTCACACTTTCAGTCATTTGTAAAATTTCATCCAATTCACCGCCTGCAAGAAAGACGTGCAAAGCATTCTTATCGTGATATACCACGATTTCCGTTACAATGCACCCACGCTCTGCAGGCCAAAGCTGCATCTTACCTGAGCGTATACCTGCGCATACTTCATCCCAAGTGTTTAGATTGCCAGAACGCTTTAGCGCCTGCTCAATCCAAGGCTTGCATTTAAACAATACGTCTATGGGTGTATGCGCGTTCATCCGTGCATCCTCGTGATCGCAAGCGTTGTCGCTGGAGCCGCTGGGCTAAACGCAGTCGCCGCAGACGCGTCCAAAAAGCCGCTTGTACTATCCACCGCCCACATAACTTGCAAGTAATCGCCAGCAGATACGTCAAACTTTGCCGCGCGAGAAACAACGAGCGTTGCGCCGTTTTGGTGCAAGGCGTTCTTCATGGTTGAACCTTCTGCGTCCGTCCCGTTCAATCTGGGCCAGAAATAGAAGTTGACCGTGCTGGATGACGTTGAGCTAATCTGCGCTGAGAACATAAGCAAGTATTCACCGCCCTCCGCAAAGACGATCTTCGTTGGATCAGTGCCATCTAAGCTGATGCCCTCGTTACCTGTCGGCGTGTCATACTGGATCGCATACGCCGTGTTGGTTGCCGCAGCCGTTACGTCTGTCGTGCGGATCAAGTTTGCGTGACCATCCTCTAAAACGATCTGCACAAACTCGCCGTTCTTAGATACAACGGGATGCCCGTTTTCATCATCCCACAAGATAACGCCATTCTCTGATGGATTGTCGTCTGCTGTCTTGAAGTACAAGCGCGGAAGCTGCCTGCGCAGATATGCGGTAAGGTTATTACCCCAAGCCTTAATGTTGTCGCCAATAGGGGGTAGGACGGGTGCTGCCATTACCTGCGCCCACCCGCTTTTGCATCCACCCTCATTGTGCCAACGCGCCACGCTGCGTAAGGTGCATCGCCCTCTACGCGCATTCTGATCTGGCGACCTGAGAAGCGCACAGCAGTCGGGCTAGACGGTGTAAAAGGCCCATGCGTGTATTCTGTGTCGTTGGGGTAGTATCTGCTTTTGAACGTGACATCCACATCGCCCTGCGTCTTTTCATCAGGGATCAAGTCTGTGACCTGCATGATGTTGTCGCCGTTGCCAATGCTGATCGGGCCGCTTTCTGCGAATACAGATTGCTCTGTGCCGCTTACCGCGTAAGAAAGGCCAACTTCATGGTCATACATCGCACCGTCTGCATCCATAAGCATTGGATACTCAAACACGCCGCGTGATGCACCAGCGGTGCGAGACAAGTCACCAATCAACCAGTGGTTTTCTTTGTAATCAAACGCCACATAGCGATCAATCTCTGTGCTATTTGACGAACAGTAGAACCACCAGATTTCGCCATACTGACCGTTAGTAAACGCCCACGTTTTGCTTTTCTGTGAGGTGTTAATGTCGCCAAACACATAGTCATGAACATCACACGGTATCTCAGAAACCAAGTTACCATCAAAGCGGAAAAATCCACCGCTGCCCATCCAGAACACACCCATGTCAACGTCTGCCGCTGCTTGGCGTGAAATAATGCCGCAAGATGAACCAACGCGCTCAAAGCCGTACACATAAGGTGGGCCGATGTAACGTGCGGTATGCGCGTCAACGTCTGTAATGATTAGCGTTTGACCGCGTGTACGGATCGCCGTTTCAATCTGCCCTGACGTTTGCAATTCAATATCGCCAGCTTCGTTGGTTGCTGCGGGTGTCCATGTGGTATTGTCCTCACGGTCACACCACTGCACTTTACGCGGGTTTGCGCCTGCGCCTAGTGCAAAGATAAAGCGTTCCTCTGTTACGATTAGACCGTTGTTGTTTGTTGGGGCGTTTGCAAGAACCGCTGCATCAGATGATGTGCCAAGCTGCCATTCAAGAATGCGCCCATCTGCCGTGGAACAGGCAACAAGGTATTCACCCCAGTTATCCAGTGACCATGTAGTTGCAGCAACTAGGTTGCCTGTGTCAGGGCGCGGTGTGCCATATGTACCAGCACCATAAAAGCCATAACCGTAGCCAATGTTGACCGCAGCATCCTCTGATCCCGCTGCTAGGTCAGTCGGCGCAATGTCGTATGCAGTGCCGCCAGAGACAACCGCGAATAGCTCATTGTACGATCCTGCTGCAACGTAACGTGTGCCGTTGTTGCTTTCCCAAGTGTGCATGCCGCGTGGAGCATTTGCCGTAATACTGGCAATGTTCTCATTCACACGCCAACCGCCGATAGGACGCAGCGATCCATCACGCCAGCGAACAAGTGATCCGTCACGCCAACGGCCAGATGCGTCTAGCTCCGTACCTGTGCGGTAGAAGCCTGCGGGGATTTTAAGCGGTATGAGAGCCATGCGCGTTACTCTGGTTTAGTGGGCCAGTTGATCGTGTTTGGAAAGCCTGCTTGCTGTGGTACGTTTAGCAAGTCAGTGCGATACTGCGTCCACTCGTTTTGCTTTTCTGTGGTCAAGTCTGCCCAGCGCAACGGATTGGTTACAATTGGGTCAACTTCCGATGATAACCTGTAATCTCTTTCTCTCCGAACAGCCTGCGCTGTTTCTGCATCTATTTCTTCTTGGGTGGGGGCAACGTAGGCACTAAAGTCTGAGCCTATGAGGGAACGTAAAGCAGTATGGTCAACTGAAGGATTGGTCACTTCAGCATCCATAGTGTAAGGTATCCAGCCGTATTGTGGGTGGTTGATTTCTACGTTCATACGGCTGTTGTCGGCTGTGATGGAACTGGCGTTGCGATACTCTGTGATTACGATGGTCATAATATCAGCCTTCTCTATATAGCAATTTTTAAGAATAGTGTGTAGCGTCCCTTTGTACTCCCAGATATTGATGCAGAGCGACCCATTGCTTTCCACGTTCCAGAAAGTGCGCTGCCACCTTTTGTGCCATTGATGTCTACTGAACTGTCATCTGTAAGAGATGAATTTACGTCATGTAAACCAGCGGGTTTTATGTCTGATCCAGCGTAATTTGACCCTTGCGCCACTATGGCTGACGAATAAATAGAACCAAAGATGTAAGTACCTACATCACCATAGGCTAGACCCGCTATTGCAGTCCCAACCTTATCTGAGCTTAGCGAAGAGGATGACGTAAGATAACCCTGCGTAGAGTGATCGCCCCATCCATACGCCGTATTCCAATTAGATTGGCTTGATGTTGTAGGGATGCTGTATCCTGATGTAAAAGTAACCGCTAGTGTGCCACTTGTTGTTATTGGATTTCCACTAACAGTCAAACCAGTTGGAACAGACATATCCACACTTGTCACAGACCCAGAACCCACAGAGGCATTGATGTAGGTTTTTAGATCGCTCATGGCGACCTGTTTCATTGTGCCTGCGTCATTAAAAACAACGCGGTCAGCATCAACAACAGTTGTGGATATTGCAGTAGTATCACCGTCTAAGATGTTTAACTCTGCGCCTGTAACTGTGACTGTTGTTGCGCCAACTGCAAACCCGCCCTCTTGCAGCGTAATCGCGTTCGTACCGTCCGCATTGCTGTTTATCTCTAAAACAATGTCATCTAGCGCGGTATTGATGGTTGTACCCCAACTATCCTCAGAACCGCCTACTGTTGGCTTTGTGATTGTTATAGCCATCTAAGTCTCCTATGCAGCTTCTGACCATGTGTCGGTTGGGTCAGTCACATCAGTCCATGTATCTGTTGGCTCTGTAGCTTCCGTCCAAATGTCGCTACTTGCCGATTGAGTTGTCCATACACTATCATCATCCGCCTGTTCTGTCCAACTGTCAGCGATAAGCTCTTGGAAGTCCCAAGTAAACCTTGCATCAAGCGTAGGCTGTCCAGCAAAAACATCATCAAACGCAAGCTGGTAGTCTTGAAAGAATGGGATCGGATCAAGAACAGGAATGCCAGCGTACAGGTCTTGTGGCGCAAAATTGCTCGTAACAGCAATGCTGAGAGTATCAAGGACAGGATCGCCGCTAAATATATCTTGCGGCGCAAAGCTCTCATCTTCAAAGACAGGCGCAGTATCTAAAACTGGAACACCCGCAGTAATGTCTTGCGGCACAAAGTTACTGATTACAGCTACAGTTGCCGCATCAAGGACAGGTACGCCAGCCGTGATGTCTGACGCAATAACTTCGTAGTTCTTTACACCACTATCCGCGAGTGGTGCGGAGGCTAATGGTGTAAAGCCAAGCATCTACTTATGACTTCCAGTAAGTGCGACCAGTGCTTATTGCGCTGTTGATTTCAGTCAAATCTTTGCCTGCCTGTTCATACTTGTCGTCAAGTATTTCCATCTCTAGGTGCATGACCATGTTGCCAACTTGTTGCTTGCGCTCTTGCTCACTCTCTTGAGCCATTTTAAGCCCATTAATAATGCTTATTATCTGATCGGCAGTGTGGATCAATCTTAAATGATCGCGATCTAATTCGTTTACAGCCATTTTTAGGTTCCTTCTAACTCAGCTATACGCGCCTCAAGCGCATCACATTTTGCCGACAACTCCTGTACGGCTTTGACAAGAATTGGATAACTGCGTAAGTAATCCGCTTCTAACTTGTCAGGGTTTTCCCACTTTACAAGACGAGTGCGGGATGTTGATGAATGCTCTAGCTCTACATCGTACAAGTCTTGCGCGATAAAACCCATGTCTGTTTTCTGTGCAAATGTACCATCACGGCGGTTCCATGTGAACTGCACAGGACGCATGTCGTTGATAAAGTCTAAGCCATGCGGCAAGTCCTCAATGGCTGTCTTGTCACGTTCGTCAGACAAGCTGCTGATCGTTGTTACATTGCAGCGCAATGATGAAATGTTGCTGTCACCAAGGGTTATTTCGTTTGAGGCGTTGACACTGGTTGCAGAAGCGGAGGCTCCAATTACAGTGCACCGATTGTAATAGTAAGCTGCCCCCGACTGGTTAGGGCCAACCATCGTATTGTTGTCCCCTGAGTAAATTTGATTGCCTGTCTGATAGCCAATAGCAACATTATAGGTTGGGGAAACTGTTGATGATCTACCTAGAGCATCATATCCTATAGCTACTGAACCTGTGTGATCACCGTCTGACATTGCATATGCGCCAACGGCAACTTCATTTGTGCCGTATGCGTCATTCGCGCACAGGTTGCCTATTCCAACATTGTTGGATTTGCCAGTAGAACTGAGGTCTCCAGAAAATCTGCCAATGTACACGCAACCAGCCATGTCCGAACCACCGCCAGCATAATTTCCTAATAATACATTGTAACTTCCAGTAGTCAGTGAAGATGCTGGGTTAAAACCAAGGGCTACATTTTCCCCGCCAGTAGTTACACTTTGTAGTGCATTGCCGCCTACCGTTGTATTGTAACCACCAGTGGCATTGGTTAAAGCTAAACCGCCTATTGCTATATTGTGACTACTTGTTTGGTTGTCATTTAAGGCCTCATAGCCGAATGCCGTGTTGTACGTTCCTGTTGTGTTTTGCCTACCTGAATAAAGACCTACAAAATTATTGTACTGACCAGAAGTCGTGTACTGACCTGCTGTTTGACCAATTCCAATATTGTAATCGCCAGAAGTCAGTGATGCGAGGGTAAATGATCCAATTGCTACATTAGAGAATTGACCAATCGCATTTGTTGCAAGAGCATTATCCCCAATAGCTATGTTTCCACTAGCCAAGTCATCGGGCCACGGTGACTGCCATAGCATCGCCGTACCAGTTTGGTCAGGGAGTGTAATCGTGCGGTCAGCAGTAGGATCGGTGACTGTTAGCGTGGTTTCATTTGCATCAGCAGTAGAGCCCTCAAAAATGATGCTACTGTCAAATGTATTGCCCCCACCGCCGCTGACAGTAGTGAAGCTCAGGTTCCCACTGCCATCAGTCGTTAGTACCTGACCACTTGTACCGTCTGCGCTGTAGACAGCTACAGTGCCTGTTTTGTCAGGAAGTGTAATCGTGCGGTCAGCCGTTGGGTCTACAACAGTTACAGTAGTTTCAAAAGCATCGTCAGTAGAACCCTCAAAACTTAGGGTGACTGATTGTGTGAGGACTAATGGTTTTTTTATTTCTATATCGTCCCAGTTAAAAACCGCAATTTGATTTCCATCAACATCAACTGCTAAAGCTGAACTAGCTCCCTCATTATCGTTAGGATCAACTGCTAGTCTCCATGTGTCTGATCCATATGAAGCTTTTTCTAATGTAAGACTTGAAGCTGTGTCCGTATCATCAATCTTTAATGAAGGGCTAGTGCCGTTAATGTTTACTATTTGACTACTGTCTTGTAGAATTACTGTACCTGTAGCGTCAGGTAATGTGATGGTGCGGTCAGCAGTTGGGTCAGTAACGGTTACCGTGGTTTCAAAATCATTCGCCGTTGCACCTTCAAAAACAACGCTCCCATCAACATTCACGTTGTTAAAGGTAACATTCGCTGTCGTCGCAACATCTTGACCAATAGAAAACTCTGTGCCTGTCTGCGTAATACCTGTGCCAGCCGTATATACCGCTGTTGCCGCAACTTGCGTGAATGTGATGTTTGTTGTGCCAAAGGTAATAGTACCCTCTGTGTTCATCACATACAGTTCACCAGCACCCGCTGCACCCTCTAGGACAAAGAACGCATCACCTTGACCCAAGGCATCTGGATCAGACGCACCGTAGCTATCCGCATCAGTTGCGCGAGTTAGCACCCAGTTTGTGCTTGCGCTGCCAACTGTCGTAACCGTGTAGATACCGTTTTGCGTTGCGTCTGTTTGTTCATACAGCAACACGCGATCATTCAACGACAACGCCACGCCATCAATCGTAATGGCCTCTTGTGTGCTATTGTTTGTGAGCGTAGCACCTACACCGTTTGTACCATTGTCATACGTTGCAGATAAGTTGCCTTCACGCTCTACACGAACAGGATCATGATAGTGCAAGCCTGCCGCAGCAATAGTATCTACATACTGCTTTGTTGCAGCACCCAATGACGCGCTAGGATCAGCGTTCAAGACGAGATTACCTGTCATTGTTCCGCCAGTTTTCATCAACGCGCCAGCCGCAGTAACATTTGTTGTATCAGTTACGTCAGCACTCGCCTCAATGCCATCTAGCTTAGTCTTGTCACCATCTGCAAACGCACCTTCTGACGGTGGCTGTTGTACGTCCTCTGCCGCCGCTGTGACGAAAACAATAGCCTCCCCAGACAGGCTGAGAAGCGAACCAGTGGAACTTTCCGTGAGTGTGCGGGATAATGTTGTGCCTGACGCAGTATATGTACCTGCGCCAATCTCCCATGCGCCATCTTCTTCAATCGTGTAGCGAACTGTATCGCCATCGCTGATGCCCGCAGAACTAAAGGTTTGATAACCGTCCTCTGCTGCGCCAACCGTGATTGTGCCAGTGCCAGTTGTGGATGTTGCGACTTTAACGCGATTGGCGAGAGTAACCATTTAGCACCTATGCAGGATCAGGAATTTCAATATCAAATGCTTCTGTTGTAAACGTGTTGCCGCTTACCACTTGCTGTGAGGTTGTAAGATCACCAGCCGCCAAAAGTTGTGTGCCTGCCACGTTAGAAATCGCATAATGCGTTGCTGTACCTGTTGTACCGATAGTCCCGCCACTTGTTGCAGAAACAGTCACCTTGCGACCCGACACATCACCATCCGCAATCGTGCCAATCGTAATGGGTGCCTGATTGCCTAGTGAATATGTGCTAGTCGCCTCTGTGTAGTTTGTTGGCTCTTGCGAACACAAATCCAAGCGATCACCATCATCAATCAATACTTGCAGTGCCGCGTCATATACTGGGTTTTCTATTCTTGGCATCTTGCTCTCCTAGAATGTGTTGACTTGCATACGCAAGCCAGAGCCGCCAAACTTGGCTTTCTCGTTATTAGTATTAATACCATCAATGGCTGATTGGTACAACGATGCCCATACAGTTGTGCGCTGGTCATCAACCAAGTAGGGCGCTGAATGCATCAATGCGCCGTACAAATACGCATCGGGGAAGTACTGCAAAATCCAATTAGATGTATTGCTGTCATCCAAAGGTGTTGTGCGTGCGTAATAATAAAGCTCACCTGTATATGCAGCGTCTGGAGTAGGCCAAACTTCAATCTGCCCTGCAATAACAGAATAATACTTTGGGCGACCTGATGTATCCGCGCCACCTCTGCGATAAGTCTGCAAAGATAAAGGCGTGACTAGCTCAATCGGGCGCTCATCCACATCTAAGTGAAAGCGTACAGCTTCCATAAATCCATCAGGTAATTGCGTATAGCGTGCGTCAATGCTTGCTGTGCTACGCTCTTCCATACGCCAGTGGCGCACCCTGCGATCCATGTCAGCCTCTGCAAGACTGATAAAATCAGGGATAACGCTTGTAAGATCATCGCGGTTTAGCCAGTTGGCTATTGCTGTCTTTAGTTCTGCATAGGTTGTAATAGCCATTACTGTAACAATCCTGTTCTTGAGAGATAGTCTTCTATCTCCTGTGCTTGTTCACTTGATACACCAGATTGCGCCAAAAGGCCACTCACTGGTGATGCGTTGGCGGCCAAGATGTTTTCTAAATCCGACAAACGAGGATCAAACCGGGCAAATGTTGATCTGATATTTTGAGGATCAAAAACATTTTCTTCGTTGCCAGTTCTAACGCCTGTAAAACCTTCGTCTGAAAGAGACTGCGTGCTTCTCATTGATAAATCATTAAACCCAGAAACATTCTCTAAACCATACTGCACGTCTCTCATCTCACCATAAGATGCTGGGTTTGAGCTTCTTATGTAAACTGGCAGCACAGACCCGCCTTTAGGCACAGCTTTATTGGGATCAAAGTCACCCCGATTTACCTCACCAGCGCTCGCAAACTTGTTGGCCTTTCTAACGTCAGGAGCAACATAAACACCTGCCCCTAGCTGCCCCTTTACTCCTGGTATAAACGCAGTGATGTCAGGAGAAAAATTCTCATCTGAATAAATTGATGGGGCTGTGCCATGATATTGAACATCATCAACATTAAAACCCATCTCACGCGCACGAGCTAAGCGGCTCGCCTCATCCATCGGCAAGTCATAATTTGCTGCAAGGTATTGATTTAACTGCGTATTCTTTACGCTGTCGCCCATGTCTAGCATCGCGTCAGTCACTTCCGCCCCTCTGCCAGACTTTAGCATGCTCAATATCTGATCGCCGCGTGCGGATACGTCTGATGCGACTGATAGGAGGTCAGCGCTTTTTGAAGCATTTGCACCCAACGATCCCGCAGGCTTGGCAACTACACCGCCACCAAGCATAGCAGTCCCAGCAGTGCCAAACGCTTCGCCAATCATATCTTCTTGCGGAATTAGATTTTGTAACGCAGCACGAGGAGCATCAACGCCTCGGGCAATCGGGTCAAGAAGAGTTGCAAGCAACGAGCCAACACCCTCATAACGCAGCGTGTCAGTCCCCATCACAGGCTCTTTTGACAGCAAACCACCTAAAACAGGGCGACGACCTTCTGACGAAAGTTGCGACCTGTTAGACCGCGCATACTCAAACAATGGCGCAAAGACGCTTGTCTCTTCCCTTGCGCGTCTTATCTCTTCAGCAGTCGCCATCTACCACTTAACCTTATTAGCCCAATACGCCGCAGACATCTTGCCCTTGGCAATGTTCTTCGCATGACGCGCTTTAAACGACTTAGCACGCTTTGTCATCGTCTTGTCGCCTGTCTTGCCCTGCTGACCAAAGCGTATTGTCTTAACCTGATCCCCATCCTTAGCCACGACAACATGGCTCTTTGTCGGATGACCGGGCGTTCTTTTCGGCTTATTATATCCAGAAACGCCGACGCGGCTTAATCGAGCATCTTTCGCCATTACTTCTTTTTCTTCTTCTTAGCCTTGGCCTTCGCAACTGCTTTCAAGTCTGCGCCAGTGATCTTCTTGCGATCGCCGGCCATTGCCGCCAGTTTCTTCTGCTTCGGGCTATATTTAGAATACGGCATTAGGACTTCACCTGTTTTTCCCATTCATAACACTTAACTTGCATGATTGTATACGTTGGATATTTAACCTGCAAAGAGGGAACCCCATTCTGCATGAAATCCGCTATGCATTTATTCTCATCGTCATACGCAGGCCCACCAACTGCAAAGCAGTAATTCTGAGCGCATAAGAGAACAAATGCAGTAAACATTACATCACTTCTTCACTTTCTTCTTCGCAGTCTTAGCAGCCGCTTTAAACGCCTTGGCAGTCGGCGCACCCTTGCTTCCAGCCTTGCGCATCTTCTCGCCGCTTCCCGCCGCAATGCGCTTACGCTTAGCGTGAATGTTCGCATAAAGACCCTTCGCCATTACTTCTTAGCTTTCGCCATGCACTTGCCCTTACGAGCGCACGCCATAGGTGTCGGACACCCCTTGCAGGGCTTAAAACCGCCAGACTTCTTTCCATATGCCATAAAAACCTCCTATGTTGCATAACTACTACCACATTATGCTATCCCGCGCAAACCTCGGCGCAGCTCACCCTTCCAAGTCGTCATAGGCCCGGACAGCGCCATCGCCGCGTCAGATGCCATTGTCAAACAGACTGCATCTGCCAAGTCAGGCGACCTCAACCCACGCTTCCTCATCTGATCCTTACCCTCGGCTGCCATCTTGCCAGATGACGTAAACGAATACCGAATACCTGTCAGATCAGCCAACAGCTCATCATCCTGCGGCAGCTTGCAAGACCGATCCTCTAACCAAGCCTTTGTCTTAAACCACAATTCAGTGCGCAAATTATTATAAGTCGCACCCATGCTTGGGCTTTCAGCAACATTCACGCCCCTCACAGGCGCTCCAAGCTCACGCATACGATCAACAACGCCTGCCCCAATGCCAATACTGTCAATCAGTATCTCAGACGGCTGCTGGCTCGGCGGCAGAGCCTCATACTCTGCCATCACACGCCCAACAGTCTGCATCAAATCCAAGCCTCGCCAAGCCTTAATCTCAGTCACGACAGACCCCACACGCTTGCAAAACGCCGTCCTGTCTGTCCCAAATCGAGCAGGATCAACTGCCCAAACTGGCCTCTTGTCAGGGTCAACCTCAATATCCCGATGCATCGCAGCATCAACCAAGTGAAACGGCACGATCGTGTCATCGTCAGCAAGCGGAAACTCACCCAAAACACGAATACGAAACGCATTGCTCTCCTCGCCATACCGCTCGCGCATCTCGTCAACAAACTCGTCGCTCACAAGAGGACTTTCAACGCAGCTCCAACGCCGCGTCCACCAGCTCCCACTCATCCGCGTCTGGCTCTCATAAAACGTCCCGCTCGACCGCGTGGGGTTGCTCAACAGGATCGTCGTCGCGCTATGGCCAGACATAGACCCCGCAGCAGCCTCAAACACCTTCTCAGGGACACCAGAAGCCTCGTCAACGACCAAAAGCACATTCTCCGAATGCACCCCCGCCAGAGCCTCTGGCGTCTCTGCACGGGACGTTCTGGCCGATATAAACATCTCAGACGGCGCAGCCGCCAGCTCAACTCGATCACTCTTAACCGTCAGCAAGTCCTGAACAGGCTTCGGCAACTCACCGATCCACCGTTTCAACTCCGCAAACAACGCATCAAAAAGCTGCCCACTCGTAGGAGCCGTGACAACAACTTTATTCGGAAAACGCATCAGCAAAAACCAAAGCATCGCCCACGAGGCAGACGTTGACTTCCCGGTACCATGTCCCGACCTAATCGAAATCTTGCGCTCGCCAGACGCTATGGCAGTCAAAAACTCCGACTGATACGGCAGCGGCTCAGCTCCCAAAACCTCCTTAACAAACAGCACAGGGTCATCCATGTATTGCAGCGTAAAATCCTCAAATGGATTGCTCTCAGTCGTCATGCTCAATCACCTTCATTTCGCGCTCATGATCCTCTGCCATCAATGCCTGACGATCCGAGCTAATCTTCCGCAGCGCATCCAAGTGCAAATCGCCCAAATTCAACGTAATCTCTGTCTTGGGGCCAGAGCCGTAACGATCCCTATTCAGTCCAGCCGCCAACATCTTACGAGCCTGCATCTGCTCACGAACCTTCGCAATCTGCGCACTCGTCGCCGTGTCAGGAATGTTATCCGCAATCTCAATATTTTCCTCCATCATCGCGTCAGCTAAGACAGACTGCGCACGATCCAAAGCACGGCCATACTCAGGCACGCTGCGGATCGTTTCGCTCAAGTAATTCCGACTGCACTGCCATTCCTTGGCAGCCCACGCCTTCAACGTCATGCTCGACGCCATCTCATGCACATACTCAGCGCCGCCATTCTGCTCAATGTGCTGCAATATTCTCTTTCGTAACTGCTTTCCCGCCATGTCGCCTCGCTTGCAAGAATTTTTAAAATTTTAGACGATGCTAGCAGTTCTGGCAATAGGGGGTGGGGGGGGCTGCCGCAAACGCCGCTGCGTAGGGAGAGGACGAGGCGGCGTGGCTGGGTTGGCTGTGCGGCAGCCTTGGTTGATTTTATAGCACAGGTGTCTGCGCTTTTCTACACATGCGCACCCCCACCTCTGCCGGGCTGCGGGGGGGGTAAATGCATAGCTATGCATAGTCTGATAAGACGTATTATGTTAAATTATTGCCCAAATCCTTTAAAATCAATGACTTACAGGCAGCCTTGGCTGTTGGGAAGCCATGCAGTCAGCGCAAACCACAACATGTAGTATGCGCCATATTGTAATTGAACGAGCGTTCAGCTACGCGCACGCGCCTGTGCGCAGCGCCGTCGCTGTGTGTCTCAGCGCGTCAATGATGCATGCCGAATGCTTCGCTGTTCTCTAGATATTCTTTCATTGCGAAGCTGAGAGCTACCGCCATAACTTTCTTGCAGCTACCGCCAAGGATACGTTCATTGATCAACCAGAGCATCTCAGCAACCTCTGCGTCGATCTCATCTTCGTCCATGTCTGGATCGTATTCCACAACAAATGTATTCATGCAGTCACCGTACAAACAAAAATGGCCCGGCGCAATGCCGAGCCAGTTGAGTGAGGCAGATTGCGCAGAAGGAAATGGGTAAAGCTCTGCGCCATCAGGTAACCTCACGTTATCACCAAGGGATCGGATCATCAAACGTTTTTCCTTTAATGTCGATCATTTCTGCCCCCGGGAATGATTGCTTGGCAGCTTTCTCTAGCTCGCCCATCCAATGCTCTCTGAAATAACGATAAGCCAACGC